GTATATCTCTGTTCTCTTGTAGGAGATTTATCAGGCAAGTCTACATATTGGTCGACTTGCACAGTTTTGATAATACTTGTTGAAGTAACTGGCCCATATAAATAAAATTTCAATGTGAAAGAAAGATTATATATTATAGAACGTCTTGAAGCAAAATCCCCTTCGTAACTATCTTCATAATTAATACTATTTAATATAATAGGAATATCTCTTTTAGAATCCATTGCAATATTATCATTAATTGTTACAGTATAATCTGGTTGAAAGTATGGAAGTATTTGTTCTAGTATTTGTAATCCATCATCACTATTTTTTGACATGATAGATAATGAAAATTCTAAATTATAAGGAACAGGCATGTATTGAGTATCTAATTTTTTATCACTACCACTTTTAACTTTTTTAAATTTTTGAACACGATTTAATTTTCTTGCTGGGTCATAAGTTAAACCAGTTATTTCAAAACCAATACGAGGTAAAGTTACTGCAACTTTATTATCTAAACTTGCATCCTGTCTAAGTCTTGCAAGAAACTTTTGTTTTGGTCCGTATGCAAGTGGAACTTTCATAGTTTGTGTAATAACACCAGCATTGTTCTTACGAACTAAGTGAATGTCATTAAACATACTTCCGAAAGCTACTACTAGTTTTCTAATTGTTTCGTGATAAAATTGTGATTGCCCTAACATAATTTATAACTCCTATAATCCACCTTCTGAGAATGGATTCGATTCAGAAAAATCAAAAATGCTATCATCAAGTGTATCAATGTATTCATTTTGTGCTTTATAATCTGAACTTTGGTCTCCTACTATATAATCTTCTTTAACTATATAGTGTTTTGTTCCTATTAATTCTTTTATTTTTGCAGTGGTTTGACTGGTTTGTCCAGTAAAAGTTTCACCATCTGTAAATTCTGTTGAAGTAATTAAAGTATATGCCATTGGGTCTAATATATCTAATACATATCCAATAGCACCAGAACTTGCACCGACAATTCTTTCGTCAACTATAAATGATAAACCAAAATTATCATAGAAATCAATTCTTGATTGTTCAGTATCTTCTGCAAGAATCGCACCAGATAAGTATTCAGATTCACCTTGTATATCACTATCAGCATTTGTACTAGAACCATCTGTTCCGTCTAATATTAAATTCTCTCCACCAGTTGAATCTTCTAATAAGAAACTTTCTGTATATGTACCACTTTGTTCCATTGAAACTTGATACTGCATTGAGTCTCTTGTAAATGTTGTTTCTACAGCATCTATTTCTGCAATATCTGTATCAATAATTTCACTTGAATATTCAAATGTTCTACAACTTAATCTATAGGTAGGTCTATTTTGTACTTGATAGAATGGGTCATCATGGTCAACAAATGTTATTTCAAACATTTTATTTAATGTTGGGAAGTAAATTACATCGCCTTCATTTGGTCTTGATGAGACTATGATATTAGAATCAGTTCCAACTAGTTCATCGAATCTTCTTCTTGAAACTGTAAAAGAACATTCCTCTCTCATTTCTAAACCGAATTTGCCCATTAATTCTTTTTCGCCACCGAAACCATCAACTTCGTTGAATACCATTTCGATTAAATAGGCATCATCAAATTTAGAAAGAGTATCTTCATAAAAAAGATTATCTTCCTTTACAAGTGTTCTTGGTAAGTAATATACTTCTTGACCTTGTATTCTTATTTGTTCTATAGCTATAGCTTCGTAAAGGTCTTGTTCTGATTGAGTTCCAGTATCAAAATACACATTTGTGGGCGCCATTTATCTATCCTATTTGAACCATTGGTGGTACATCATATGCCAGTTTTATTTCTTCATGAAGTTTTTCTAGTTCTTCTTTTGCTTCAGTAAGAATGGTTTCACCATTAATTTCAACACCACCTAACATTTGCATACCCCTAAATTTAAGTAGATTGTTTCCCCATTGTTTTTTTATTAATGCAGTTGCATATCTTTTAAAATACATATCGTTCCATATAGAACTATAAGTTGTTGGGTCGAGTTGTCTATATGCTTCGATAATTAAATATTCACCAGCAGCAATATCATTTGTCCAATCCATATCTATATACAATCTGTTTTGATGTTGATTATGTCTTAGTGGAATTTCTCCAACTAACATTTGATTTATAAAAGATAAATGTTGCATTGTCATTTTATAATGCATAATAGATGTAGAAGAAAAGTCATATAAATCATTTAATCTTAATTGGTATTTTACATCAAATATATTATTTGTTGAACTATCATCAAAAGGAAAAACTCTAACAACGGATAAAACTGTATCTGGAACTGGTATCCATCCTTTTTGTTCTACCCAAGCAGCAGTTGTTGAACCATCTTTATCATCTGTTGCAGTATCAGCGCTATCGTTTGATTGACCTCTTGTTAAATCTGCAGCTGTTATTACGTGTTTAAGAAAAACCCTTTCTACACCATTATAGTGATATTCTTGAAAATATTGAAGTGCTTCTTCAACTCTATCATCACATTGGTCGTCATCAACATTAATTTCAATGACTGGTTGTCCTAGTGCTCTTAAACAGTAATCTTTAAGTGTTGCTTTTGTTGTTGGTGTTGCCATTTACTTCTTCCTTTGTTTATATTTATAAAGAAAATTGACCAATAAACGACTAAGGGGTGTTAACTAATTTAAGTAAAAGAGATTTAATTTCTTGCATTTCAGTTTTTAATGTGTTTATTTCTCTGCTTGCTTCTCTAATTTCATCTCTTTGTCTTTGTGCATCTCTTGACCGTTTAACTGCCATTTCGTATGCACTTCTATTCGTGTTAATAATCGCATTAGAATGAACATCTCTTGCTAAATCTGATTTATCTTTTACTGGTATTGTTCCACTCATAATTTTATGTTGCTAGTGCCAACGCCCTTAAATCTTTTATTCTTGGTACTTCAGCACAATTTGTTCCTTGCATTTTAATCTTAATTGCAAATGCAATAAACTCATCTAATGCACTTCCTGTACCATCATCTTTTTTACCTGCAGTATATTGATATTCAGTAAAATCATCTTTCGTAGTATTTGCAGTTACCGTATCATCAGTAGTTCCTGTAGTATTAAAATATACCCAGCCCAAATCATCAAAGCTAGATGCATCATCTGACCTTAGAATTTTATACATAACTTTAATATCAGAAGTAGAAGGTTTATGTGCATCAAGAATAAGTCTCAACGCAGTAGCAGGACTAGCCAGTCCGACTTTTTTAGTCATATAAACTGTTTCGCCACTATCGCCTTCTGGTTCGATTGCATCAACAAAGTCACTTGTTGGATAAACATCAGATGAACTATCTACATTCGTTATTCTATTTGCAGCACAAACAATTGATTTTTTGTCTAAATCAACATATGGTGAAACATATTCACTTGTACTATTTAATACAAAATTTAATGATAATGATTTAGCAGCAGACATTTCATTTGTTTCATTAATACCAGATGCAATTAATTTTGGAACATCAAAATTATAATTTTCATTTAAATCAAACGATACACCTGTACTTGCTTTAGTAAATGAACTTTGAGTTCCATCTGGACTTGTTCCAGATGTAGATTTAATAGTTGGACTTAATGTTGTTTCTGGAAATCCTAATGTAGGTAGTAATACTTTAAATGTATCAAACAATGCATTTTGTGTTGCAGTTATAGAACTGCCACCAAATGTTCCAGCAGTTTCAGCTGAAAGTGTAGTTGCAACAGTATAAGAATCAATTCCTACATTCGCAACTGCAGCATGTGTTTTATTAATTTCATCTAATATTAATCCATTGAATTGATAGAACTCAACCGTTGCACCATCATCATGAGCAGCAGCAGTTGTACTTCTTGCCCCTCTTGATACACCAGTAAGTGTTTTAGTAGAAACACCTGTGTATGAAATAATCTCATCATCAATTTTAATATAATATGTTGATGAAATTATATTATAAACTCCACTTGTATCTGTAAAGTTTGTTACAGAATCTAAAATAGGACTTGTGGTACTATTATTAATCGCACCATTTAATGTTGTTGATAATCCACTTGATACACCAGCAATAGTTACATTGTTTGATGTTGAATACATTTGATGGTCTGTTTGTCTAACTTTAACAAGAGCAGTTGAAGCAAAACTTTCTATAGAATTTGCTTTTAAAGTTTGTGTTGATAACGCATCATTATTTAATGTTAAAGTACCAGATGTTCCAGTTGTAAATGATGCTCTATATAAAGTAAATTTTAAATCTTCAAAATCAAACGCAGTCCAAGTAGAATTATTTTGTGATTTAAACAAGACACCGAGAAATGGTTGGTCGTTTATAAATCTTCCAGCAGTTACATCTGTTTCTCCCATTCGAGAAATCCAAACATTATAATCCTGTGAATCTGTCATCAACACCATAGCATATTCTACACCAGGCGCAATATAAACTGGTGATTCAAAAGTAAATGTTGTTGTAGTAGCAGCTGTACTCGCATCAACATTTACTGAAGATGGATTTAAGGTTACACTACCAAATGGTATAACTTTTTTGGTAGGAAATCCATTATCCATCTCTCTTATTTGTAATGTTACTGGAATTGTAGAATCTTTTGTAGAAAAATATACATCTATCTTTGTTATAAATTCTCCAGTACTACTTTCAGATATAAACGATTGTGCTAATGGGTCACGCCATTGAACATCAGTAAAGAATTCTCGGCCTACTGGATTACCACCATTTCTTTCTGTTACAGATGTTGCTTCTATTCTAGCATTTCTAGTCGAAATAAGGTCTCTTTCTCTTGTTTCTAATATTCCAGAAGCAGTATAAGTTGCTTGTGCAAAACTATCTGCTTTTGTTAATGTTGAATTTGTTGAACTTGTTGTTAATCTAAAATTAATATCACCAGTTTGCCATACAGGATTTCCTGATACAGTTGGGCTTGGAATAGCAAATGTTCCACTTACAGCACCATTGGCATCTGTTGTTAAAGTTCCACCCAATGCACCACCAGTCGGTGTTATATATGCAGTTACAAGTTCTTTATCAAGATAAGGATAAACTTTTGTGTTGGGTTTCATAGCAACTACACTAAATGTTACATTTCTTGCACGAATAAATGGAACTATCCCAGTTGAAACCAATCTATCATTTATTATTTCTGTATCAATTTGTTCAACAATTTGATTGTTTATTCCTGTTCTTGTTCTTATACCTGCTTCAGTCCATAGTGTTGCAAAATTACCAATTCGACCATCCCCTAATCGAATCCCTTCCATTACTGGGGCGTCCAAAAAATGAGACCCAGCATTAAGTCTTACACCACTCCATTGAGTTTCCCATGCATTCCATATCGTTCCAATTGCATTTTGATTTTCTGACACAAAGGTATTAAAGTTTCCTTCCAACATACCTGGTCCTAACACATCTGGATTATATTGAGTTTCAAACCATTCATCACCATTTGGGTCTAATGTACATATACCTGCCCATAGAAATGTTAAAAATGGATTTAAATTTTCTGTTGTAGTGGCATATGGTTGGGTAATACTTGCAGTATCAGTATAAGGCAATGTTACGACATCACCAGTTAATTGATATCCATCTGCAGTTCTTTCTGCAGTTGTGGTATTTTCTTCTGTTAAACCAATACCTTTCATAAAGTATTTTGGTCGGAGTTCGTTATTTTGCATATCCACAGAACATCTATAATCTTTATGACTAACATTCCCGACTCTATGTCCAGCGAAATTATCTACCACCAAACCAGATTTAAATCTATTCAATCCATTTTCATCTTGAACTTCAAAACTTTGTGCTTCGTTTTCTAACATACTTAATGCAGTATAATATTCAATATTTTTAATTCTACTTTCTAAAAGTCCAATATCACGCATTGTATATCTTTTATTATTAGCCCTACTAACAAGAGTATCAGTCGCAATATCTGTTAGATACGAATCTAAACTAATATCAGCAAGTTTCATTGCATTATCAAGTGGTTTGGGATAAGTAGGTGTATCACTAGGAGCACCAGATATAACTTTAAACTCACCTGATGATGTTAAGAATAAAGAGTCTCGTCTTGCAAGATAATAATCTATATCTGCCTGAATATTTTTTCCATCTTGACACATATCTGTAATTGATGAACCTGTTCCATTAAATAATCTGGAAGCAAAGTCAAACGAATATCCTGTAATTGTA